TCTTGATGGCTACAATGATGGTGCTGAGAAGGTTTTATCTAATGCTCTTATGAAATGGTGGAAGAACACCAACCAACAAGCAAAGATAAAACTTACCGCAAGAACCATGGAAGTTTACGGCATAACCGTCGAGAAACCCCTCTGGAATAAAGAAAAATCCCAACCAGAAATCATGCTTACCGATCCTTTTTCATTTTTTCCTGCCCCAGGTAATTGGGAGAACATTGCAACTGAAGCACCATATATCTGTTATGCTTATCTGGAATTTGTATCAAAAGCTGAAAAAGATTTTAACGTAGAAGACATTATGCAGGAAGATTCCTATACACTGCTTGGAGCAGAAAGGGAAGAATACAAAGTCGCTTCAACCCAACAGAGAATAGGCAACTACGCTGACGCTCAAATCCCTGCTGACAGAGAAAAAGGTCAAGATCAGAAAATAGAACGCTGTCTTATAAAAGAAATCTGGCTGAGAGACACATCAACCCACACAGTAACGGAAGAAAACCCTATTATAGATGAAAACGGCATGCAGGCTATGGACGAAGCAGGCAATCCTCTGATTGAACAAACCAAGCGTAAAGAACAACTCTATCCAGATGGAATCCGAAAGATAACAATCGTAAAAGCCAAAAAAGATGGTGTAAAGAACAGTTATATCGTTCTCGATGACAGTGCCAATCCAAACATTAATTCAGCATTAGAACCAGAGTTAGCCTCAAAGACGTATCCCTGGGGTCGATTGCCGGTATATATTGCTAACTCATACAAAGACCTCGTATCAGTATGGGGATTTTCAGCAGCAGAACAAGTCGGTGATCTTCTTATAAAGATTAACAAAATTGTAACCAAACTGGTGAATTACGTTTTAAATGTCATGGCTCCACCGCTAATAGTTCAACAGCATTGCGGAATAACTCGTGCGATGATTGAGGAAAACATAGAAAAAGGCGGCAGACTGGTTTTAATGCCAACAATTCCAAATGCTCGCATTGAGTTTATGCAGATTCCAAACTTACCTGTTACATTTTTTCAGGTGCTTGATTTGATTGTAAGATTTTATGACAGGATTTATGCTACTGAGAGTGCTGACAGGGGCGAAGCTCCGAAGGGGGTAATTGCAGCCAGTGCCATAGTTGCACTTCAGGAGAGAAATCAGATACTTATGCAATCCAAAACATCATCAATCGAAAGCATAGCAGAGGAAAGGAGTCGTTGGGCAGTAGGCTTATGGCAGAACTTTGGAGTAAAAACGGAATTAGTTGAAGTTGCAGATCAAATGGTTCCGTTTATCGGAGTAAATTTTGCAGGCAGACAATTTGGTTTCGTGATTGAATCCGGTTCTACAATGCCAAAGACCAGTCTTGTGATTCAAGATATGGCAGTTGAATTGTTCAACATGCGAGCCATAGACCGTAGAGCATTGCTTGAAAGTGTAAATTTCCCAGACTATGAGAACATTCTTGAACGCACCGCCGAAACAGAACTTGAACAAGCGTTACAAATTTTGATAGAAGCCGGCTTAGACGAACAGCAAGCACAGGAGTTATATCAATATTTACTACAGCCCGGACAGAATCAAACTAAGAATAGAACCGATAGCAAGAAATCAACGGAATCAAAAACCAATAGACCGGGCATTCCCAAGTCCCAACAAGGGGGACAAGCATAATGCCGAAAGCAAGACAGGGGGTATAATGTTAAATTTTCTTAAAAAAATTATTCATGGTAAAGAATTTAGAATAAACATATCCAGGTTGATGGAGTTAAAGGAAATAAAAACTCTTTTAAATTCCATGCCACACTACATTATAGATGAGTGTATATTAAAAGGGGCAGAAGCGCAAATGGTTGCTTCAAAACTTCGGGTTCAACAGAGATGGTCAAAAACAAATATTAAAGAAAACAATATTGTTTTGCCGAAAAAAGTAGCTGAGTTTTTTTTAAAAGGAGACACTTTGGACGAATTAGATTCCTATAATTGCGTATTAAGCTATGGGATGTTGCATGGGAAGAAAAGGAGCTTGGTTATTTATTGCTGAGGCAAAAACTGCCAAAGCAGGTGTACCTCGTGCGCAACAAGGACAAGCATAATGCTTTACGAATACCAGTGCAAAAAGTGCGACAAAGTACATGAGAAAGTATTTAAGATGACCGACTTTCCCAATACTATCAAATGCGAATCATGCGGAGGCAAGGCAAGTAAGATAATATCCAAAGCGGTTACGTTTACTGATAATGATATCCCCTGGATGCCAAGTGCAAGTAAAGTATTGACAAAGCATCATGAGCGACCGATAACATCCAGAACAGAATATAAGCGATATTTGAAGGCGAATAATCTTGAACCAAAATGTTAATGTATTACTTGAACAAATAAAACAACGATTAACTGAATGGTTAGCGAAGAAACCTTCAGGAAGATTTATAGTTAAGATAGAAGTGAATCAGGGAGGGATTAGAGGTAAAAAAGTTGGAATCATAGAAGACATATAATTAGATACAGAAAGCCCTGAGCAATCAGGATACTCTATAAGCCTAAGCGTGGAAAAACACGACAAGTTCGTGCCATACTTAGGCTTTTTTATTAACAGTCAGACTTCAGGACACACTTTGTGAGGCCTTCGGGACACACTCAATACAAAGCCCTGAGAGGAGAGAAACATGGAAGAAAACACGGTAGAAAATGAGACAACAGAACCTTATCTTGGAACATACAAAGACAAGGAAGCAGCAGAGGAAGGATTAAAGAATCTAAACGACACCTTAAGCAGACAAGGCAACGAGCTTGGTTCTTTACGAAAGCAGTTTGAATATTCGCAGCAGATGATTAACGATCTGCAAAGTCAAAAAGCTCTTCCTCAAGAACAGCCCGCAACCAATTACGACAACGAGATGGCAGCCATTCAAGATGAGATGTTAAAACTCGACCCGGTTGATGCAGATTATCAGCAAAGCATGATGAGGTTGGTTATGCAGTCTAACTCCATAGCAGCTAAAGCACAGCACGAACAGACTTTAAATGCTGCTACATCAATGTTTAGACAAGAGCTTGATAATCGTGATGTCAAGGCAACTCATAAGGCATTTTACAGGGACAATCCAGACTTTAACACCCCTGAAATGCAGATGCGAATTAAGGAATATCTTGCCAAAGACACAACTGGAATGAGCGACCCGCTCGTGGCGTATCGGGAAATCCAAAGGGATGATGCTGCAATCTCTGCAAAACAGTTAGCAGGTGAGAATGCTGAACTGAAAAGACTCATGGAGTTAGCAAAAGGATCAGAAAAAACAGGAAAAGTAATTTCACAAGGACAAAGTACACAACAAAAAACCAAACAACCAAGAGCAACAGGTGCAGATTTAGATAAAGGAATGCAAGCCGCTTTGGATGCAATCCGCTAAACCCCTGTGCCAAGTTGCACGGGAGGAATAATAAATGAGTTTAATTAATCAGTTAAATGCAACAACCGAATATTTCTGGCTTCAAACACAGCCGGAAGATATTCTTAATAAAGCCTCAGCACTTCTTTGGAAGCTGATGGGCAATGCAGTTAAAGTCGGTAATTGGGAAGTCCAGCCACATGAAATCGTTGACGGTGGACTTATGATCAAGATCCCCCTTGAGTTCGCAAACAGCAACTCAGGTGCTTATGGTGCGACCACAGTTATTAATCAAAGTAAGGTTGATATCCTGGACGCAGCAAGGTTTAGATGGGCAGGTCTTTATGGGTCTAATACCCTTAATCTTGATGACCTTACCCAGAATACCGGAGACGCAGCCGTTATCGCTCTGACCAAACAGTATATGTCAAGTATCAAGAAAGCGGCGCGCGTAAAAATGGCAGCAGATGTTATCGCAGCCGCAGCCGGTTCGACCAGTATTAATGGTCTTGGAGACCTATTTAACACCACGACATCCACTGAGTATGGTTCTATCGACGAGGATGAAATGGCTACTTGGAAGGCTAATGTCATTACCACTTCTGAGGAAATCTCATTTGAGGTTCTGCAGAAGATATTCCGCACCGTAAATATGGGGGGGTTTGCCGGCATGCTTCCAGATTTCTGCTGCACGACACAATTGCTGGCAGATGGATATGAGAGATCACTTCATCCTCAACAGCGTTACCAGAATACCGACATGGTTGCAGCAGGATGGAATAACGTAGTCCATAAGGGAGCACCTATAGTAGCTGACGCCGGATACTCAACTGGGTATTTTGATGCTCTTAACTTGAACTATTTGAGTTTGAGATCGCACAAAGACTATCAGTTTACGACTCCGAAGTGGATAACCAAGGAGGTGTTAGGACAACCTGACACGATCACAGCCAATACGAGGTGGAGAGGAAACCTCTTTTGTTCAAGCCGTAAAATGAATGTTCGTCATAGCGGGCTAACTGAGCCGTCTTAAAACAAAGGGCTTAACGAAGTAACATAAAAGGGGTAAGGAATTGTTCCCTGCCCCTTATTAACCTTTAATCTGGCGGGCTGAATTTTGAGAGCCTGCAAAAAGGAGAAATATTATGAGTGAGAGAGTGCTTACGGTCGGTGGAAACAAAGCAACCCGACCAATAACAGATTTTATGATTGGCATTGCGGGAACAGAATTTTATGTCGGCCCCAATGCAACCGGATCAGGGGATGATGGTCGTTCCGGCAGGTCAAAGGAAACCTCGCTTGCAACGCTTGAGGCTGCAATAGCTCTTGCCACAGCGAGTAAAAACGATATTATTTATCTCTTACCAGGTCATGCGGAGACAGTAGCTACAGCCGGTGCTATATCTATAGACAAAATCGGCCTGCGAGTAATTGGTTTGGGTACAGGCGCACTTCGGCCAACCTTTACCTTCAGCGCAACTGCTGCAACCTTAACAATGACAGCAGCTTCATGTGTGCTGGAAAACGTAATTCTGAAACCTTCTATAGATTCAGTAGTTTCTCCAATAGTAGTAAGTGCTGCTGATTGTAAAATTGACGTAGAGGTTCAGGACGCAAGCGCAACGGTTGAGTGTGTAGCTGGTGTTTTAACCACAGCAGGGGCGGACAGGCTTGACCTTAAATTGAAATACAGAGGTTTTATTGCAGGTAATGCTTGCGTAAATGCTGTCAGGTTAGTTGGCGTTGATACCGCAAGAGTCTATGTTGATTTTTACGGTGTTGCTTCAACTTCAGTAGTTGAGTTCCATACCACAGCTTGCCATGATATAGATGTTAAGGGCTTATTCTACAATAATGGAACGAGTTTAACCAGGAATGTTGTTGACACAGAGGGTAATGGAACTTGGTCAGTACAGGGATGGGATGGCAATTCAAATGCTAATTTTTCTGGTGGTGATAATGCCGCTATAGCAAGTGATGACACCTCAGCAATTGCAGCGGCAGTTGCTGTTGTTGACGGACTCCATGACGTGCCCACAGCCGATGCCGCAACTAATCTATATATGAGAGACGTAGTTGGCATTAAAACCGATGCTGCTGCTGCAGGAGCAGTAAGTAATACAGAGTCGCTCATGGCTTATTGTAAGCAACTTGTAACTGATGCCATAGCTGCAACTGCTGCGATAGGAGTTATAGACGGTCTTCATGATGTACCTGTAGCAGACGCTGCCGGTAACGCAACTATTAGAGATGTTGTTGGTATTAAGACAGACGCAGCAGCCGCAGGAGCCGTCTCAAATGTCGAGTCTCTAATGGCTTATGCGAAACAGAATGTGACCTTAGCCATTGCTCGTGATACCGCCATAGGTGTTATAGACGGACTCCATGACGTTCCGGTAGCTGATGCTGCTACAAACCTTTATATGAGGGATGTGGTAGGTATTAAAACCGATGCGGCTGTTGGTGCAGTAACCACCGACAAGTCTCTTGTGGGATATGTTAAGGGAGTTTTGACTGATACAGGGACTACGTTACCTGCTACCCTTGCATCAATGTCAGACGTAGATACGTCCGCCACTGCGGTTATGGTGAATGGAGATACTCTCTTCACTATTACAGGAGGCGCAATTCTTGTAGAGAGTCTTGTTTCAGAATGCGTAACTGGTAATGATGCCACAGCCTCTACATTGCAGTATAGTGCAACCCCAACAGTAGGTGCGGCAACTACGATTTCAGGTGCCACAACCACACTTGCCAGCGTTGCAGCCGGATACACAATATCTCTGCTTGGAACCGCATTAAGTTCAGTACCTTCATTGAGCGTTGGCGGCCCCAACCTTGGGATGACAGCACCTATTGTAGTCCCTGCTGGAACCATTACAGCAGTAGTGGGTGTTGGTTCAACCACCGGAACCTGGAAGCATCATATTCGGTATCGTCCGTTGGCGGCAGGTGTAACGGTAGCATAACAAACTACGGGGAGGATAAAACCTCCCTTTAAACAAGGAGGAATTTTAACATGAAGAACATAGATTTTAACATTTATAGCGCTGGTGGAGTAGAGACATATTACTATCCAGTAACGTGTCGTGGCGTTGTGCATTCACTGAAAGTCATCGCCAATGCAACTTTGGTTGCGACTGGAACTGTAATTCTTTCCAGAAGCACAACCGCAGTCAATACTGCGACCGTACCTACCGGAGACACAGCCGCTGGGATAGAGCTTGTAGGCGTTCCAGATACTACGAATAAGGGTCTCGTTTTTGACCCTAATTCTGCAACTGTAGCGAACACGAAGATCAAGATCGTTTTTGACACCACGCTTCTTGGTGGTGCAGCGAATGTTCTTCTTCAGATCGAATATGATGACAGCGCTTATGTTGTACAGGCAGCTAAAGAGGCTTGATAAACACTTTTAAAATTTAACCCCTGTACGTCTTAACCGGCGTACAGGGTAATTAAAGAGAGGTGTTTATGGCTGCCCTATCAGATATAAGATCAGAAATTGAAGCTGTAATTCAAAGTGATTTATTAAACGCTTCATATTTAAGCACCACACTTAACACCAGAATAAACAGAGCTATAACTGCTATTGCCGGTGGAATAATGATGCCGAATTTACAGTTATCGCCTCCATTACCAGACCTATATTCTTCGGGGACTGTTTCTACTTCGACAAGTGCAGCTTACAAAGCCCTACCCGCCACCTATCAGCGTAATGTTTTTATGATAGCTGATGACAGTGACGAAAGGATTCCTCCTCCCCCGGGTGGTGATTATTATTCGTTCATGCTTTTTTTGAACAGTATTTCCGACAAATCCCTGGGTGAATCAGGGTCGATTTACAGAGTATGTATCAAAGGAAACAATCTTTATTATCAAGGCATTCCAACAGCCTCTAAAGATTTAACCGTGCATTTTTATCACAAGCCGGTAGTAATTTCTCTTGATGCCGATGTGCCAGACGGTATCCCTGAATTTCTTCAAGTCAAACTTATCAAAAACTATGTAATAAGAGAGTTCTTTGCCGACCAGATAAAAGAAGATTTCAAAAGCGAACAATTAAGACAAAGCCGGATAGCATGGCACGACTCAGAGTTCTATTCTGCCATGCAAGACCTTGTTTCTTATATTGGGGATAACGAGGGAGAGCCCGTATATTATCGTGGCGGAAATTCATCATTTCAAGATTTAGGTGTTTGTGATTAGGAGATAAAATATGAGCTCACAGCAAACCAGCTCAACCTTGATGAGCACACATATCACACGAGCAAGGTCTTATCTG